ATTAATTGTCTTTGTTGCTCTTTTTCAAAATATATATTAAAACATTTCATTTTGTAGTTTTTTATTTGATCCATATTAAAACCCCCCTTTTATTTTTAATTGTATTACTAATGATGTAAAAGCGATCCAACCAAAAGCAACAAATTTTATTAAACCATAGCCAAAAAGATCCATTGTTAATTGATCATTTACAACCATAAAATCTGTACTAATGTAAATTGAATATATGATTATTGAGAAACCTAAAACCATACCAACAACAGAAAAAGCAACCAATAAAATTAAGATCCTGTTTAAAATATCTTTTATTTCGCTTGTTCTGTTCATTGTGTATTGTCTTTGTATTTTGTTCATTATGTTTTGTTTGTTCATTGTAGCCCCTTTTAAAATGTAAAGTTTGTATATATTTCTTTTGATCCGTCAATTAGTTTTGACTTTCCTATATTATCAAAATTGTATATAACAAATTTTCTTGTTGATCTATCGTAATGAGATTTTAACCATACTTGTTTACCTGTTGGCTCTTCTATGTTCTTTAATGTAAACATCTCATCTTGTTTTATGTCTTTAATTGTGATCATCTTAGCCCCTTTTTACTTTGTTTTTTAATCTTCTCAATAGATTTAACTCTATTGCTTTTTTAGATCTACCTTTTTTAAATGTATTTGTTTTTTTGGTTGATCTTGTTATTTCGTTGTAAAACTTTATTACTTTTATTTCGTGTTCTATATGTTGTATCATTTTTAACCCCTGTTAATTTGTTTGTTTTAAGATCTTACAACCTTTTTTAATTAATGTCAACATTATTTGTTGTTTTCTTTAACATTTTTTGTTGTTTGTATTAGATCTAATTAATTCGTATGGATCACCCTTTTATTTTTTAAACGGCTTTTTTTGTTATTGTTTCGCTTTTGATCTTGTTTTTTTTGTTTAGATCTTGTTTTTTTTTGTTTGTTTGTTGCTTTTTGTTGATTTTATGCCCCCTAAGGCGAGTTTGCACACAGCGTTGTCGTGTATCAGGTTTCCTTGCGAAGTATAAAGTAACGACTAACTATAAATAGTAATAATTTAATAAGGTATATTTTAAAATCAAGAGTAAAAAAATATTCTATAAACGACGATATAATAAAAAATATAGTATAACAGTTAAAGTAGTACTTGAAGTTCAAAAAGATTAGACAACAAATCCTAAATTTTCGTGGTTTTTTATAGATTTTTACCTTTAAATTGTTTCTATGCCAAGATATGATTATCAATGCTTAGAAACAGGTAATATCTTTGAAGTAGAACAGAAAATGACAGATGATCCACTTGAAAGATGTACTTGTTGTAAAGAAAAATTCTTGGTTAAAAGATTGCCAAGTTTGCCAAAACTTGTCATTAATAGTAAAAGTACGATGACAGATCGTAAATTATATAAAGAATTGGATATAGATTAATGTTTGATTACTGTTCACTTATAAAAGCACATTGTTCCTTTGCAGGAAAAGAAAAAGAGATTACTTATTGTGGGTTAGCCACAGGTAATAAGGTAGAAACTAGAGTAGATTATTTAAAATCTTGTCCAAAAGAAAAATTAAAAAAGAGGAGATAGTTATGCCGTATCATACAGGTAAGAAAAAAAAGAAAAAAAAGAAAATGAAAAAAGGTAAAAAGAAATGAAAGTGAAAGCACCAAGAGGGTATCACTTTATGAAAAAGAAAGGTGGTAAATACTCATTGATGAAACATAGTGGTAAGTTTAAAAAGCATAAAGGAGCTTCTTTATATGCAAACTTTCCAATACAAAAAAGACATAAATGAGTAATGTAACTGTATCATCTGCAAGAAATTTTATACCTAAGCGTTTGTTTGGTATGCGAAAGAAAAGCATAAAGCAAAAGCTAAAAGGTAGTCCTATTAACAAAAAAAAGTTTAGATACTTGAAAGGATAAATTATGTGGGAATTATTTAAAGATAAAAACGAATACAATGAAAAGAATATTATTGGTTTTCTATCCTTTGCGTTGATGTGTGTATTCGGCATCGTAGATTTAGCAATGGGTATTATTGGAATAGAGCTTATGGTAAACGACTACATTTATAACTCGTTTGTGTGGGTAACGCTTGGATCATTTGGAATAGCAGGAGCAGAAAAAGTCTATAAAAAATGAGGAAATCATTATTTAAAGATCGCACTAGAAAGTCAAATGGTGCAAAAAAAACTCGGCAAGGTATGAGTACCAATACTAAGTACGGTAATAAAAGCTCTAAGAAATACTACAAGAAAAAATACAGAGGACAAGGTAAGTGAGCAATATAGAATTAAAAAAAGCCAATCAAATGGCTGCTATTGATTTATTAATACATAATCCAGAGATAACCAAAAAGGAACTAGCCAAAGAGTTAAAGGTTACGCCACAAACTATACACGGCTGGTTTGCAGATGATCGTTTTGTTGATATGTACTATAAACAGTATATGGTTTCTTTTAATGCAAAGCTGCCTATGGTTTTAAATAGTATGATCCGTGAGGCAGTCGAAGGCAATGTACAGGCAGGGCGACTTGTATTAGAACACTCTGGAAAGTTAGTCAGGAATATCAATGTCACGGTTGATAGTCCGTTTGAAAAGTTTTTAAAAGCAGAGCAAATAGATGATGCTGAGATAATTGACGCAGATAGCGAAGAAGTTTCTAATATGATAGAAACACTTCCAGAAAGAAATCCAGAAAACGACAAACCTAAAAAAAGAGAAATCAAAGAAAAGAAAGCAGTTGATAAAATTAAACAAGGCAAAAAACCTTATAGGCAAAAACGAAGAGAAGATAGAGCAGAACGATATGCTTTATTGCAACGAGCAAAAAAAGTAGGGTTAGATCCTTTACCTTCTCGTCGTCCTACCGAAAGCGAAAGACGCAAATGGCTTGAACAGTTAATCAAGCTAGAAAAACAAAGTGAAAAATAAAGAACACGAATTTAAACAAAAGTGGTTTGACTTTATGAAGTATAAACCACACGCAGGGCAAAGAAAACTACATTTTCCTGATAAATCAGACGCATCTTATTTTGTAAATATATGTGGAAGAAGATACGGAAAAACAACTGCTGCTTTCCGTGAGGCAGAGTTTTACGCTGCTCAACCTAATAAAAAGATATGGCTTGTCGGACTATCATATAAAAAATCCAGATTAATGTTTCGTGAGATATGGAAAGATATGGTTGCAGGTAAAGCAAATGATATTGATAGAGCATCAGAGAAAGAACAGTATATAAAATTTAAATGGGGAACTACTGTAGAGGGTATGTCTTGTGAAAATCCTGACTCGCTTGTTGGAGAGGGAGTTGATTTGCTTATTATAGACGAGGCAGCGAAAATGCCAAGAAGAATTTGGGATATGTATTTATCTCCAACGCTTGTAGATAGAAAAGGTAAAGCAATATTTATTACAACGCCTGAGGGATTTAATTGGATATACGATTTGTATTTATTAGGACAATCTGATCCTAAATGGTATTCACAGCAATCACCAAGTTGGGAAAATCAATATGCGTTTCCAGACGGAAAGAAAGATTCTTTTATCCAGGAAAGAAAGCGTAATATGTCTAAAGAATTATTTGATCAGGAATTTGCTGCAAAGTTTACTTCTATGGAAGGTAGAGTATATCCCTTTGATAGAAATAAAGATATGGGAGATGTACCGTATCAGCCAAACCTACCAACTTTTTGCTCTATGGACTTCGGTTTTCGTATGCCTTCAGTATTATGGTTTCAAACATTTCAGGAAAATGGTAATTGGCATATAAATATTATAGATGAAATAATTCACGAAAGAAACATACCAACTGATAAGTTAGCAGAAAGAATTAAAGCAAAACCTTATCCAGTTATTACATACTACGGTGATCCAGCAGGTAGCTTTGTACAAGGACAATCAGGTATGGGAGATATACACATATTACGCAGACACGGAATTTTTGTAGAATATCGTATGGATAGATTATCTCGTGATATACAAGCAGGTGTAAGTTATTGCAGAGGTTTTTTTGAAAATGCAGAGGGATTACGCAGGATAAAAGTTGATAAAAAGTGTGTAGGTATTGCAGAAGATTTTGAAGGATACAGATTCCCAGAAGCTAAAGAAGGAAAGGGCATATCCAACAATCCTATCAAGGACGGTTACTTTGAACACGGCTGCGATGCGTTCAGATATTTTATCTTGAATAGATTTCCGATTAGAAGTAATTTCATTGGAAGAATATCACGATAAAAAGGAATACTTTAATGGTTTTAACAGCTAGAGAAATTATACAAGACTCACTAACACACTTCAAAGAAGAACAAGCAAAAGCAAGAAGGGAAGAAGTCAGAAAATTTTTAGATTATTATTCTGGATCTTTAACAGATCAATATATTGAAGGATATTTTAAGTCAGACGCATTTCAAGAAATTCCTCACTACAATACTAATATCGTGAAAAAGTTTGTAAATCGTATGTCAAAAATATATACGATAGGTGCAAAAAGAAATGTTAATGAAAGATATGATCAATTAACATCTGTAAAAAATGCTCGTATGAAACAAATGGAGCGTATGACTAGATTGCTTGGTACTTGTGCAACTTATGTTATGTATGATGAAATGGAAGAACGATTTGAATATCGTCCTATTTATTATTTTGAGCCATACTTTGGCGACAATCCATATAAACCAGAAGCTATTGTATATCCAATGATGCACGGACACGCAGATATAAATGACACTAATGATTTAATGTATGCTTATTGGGATAGTGAATTACATATGAAGTTTGATGAAAATGGCAATGTACTAGAAGAAATAGAACACAATCTTGGTGTTTTGCCTTTTGTTTTTTCACATAGAGAAGAACAATTAGATTCTTTTTTCGTGGAAGGTGCATCAGATTTAGTATCTGCAAATGAGCATATCAATATAACAATGACTGAAATGCAATTAGGATTACGATTCCAAATGTTTGGACAGCCAGTTGTAACAGGTTTAGTTTCTGATAACGCAAATGTAAGAGCAGGATCAGATGAAATTTTAACATTGCCAGAAGGAAGTAATTATAATATTGTATCTCCAGAGGGTAATGTTCGTGATGTTATTGAAAATATCAAATGGCAAATAGAATTAGTGGCGTTAAATAATCACTTGTTTGTTACTTTCGCACAATCAGGTGGAGAAGTACCAAGTGGTATTTCTTTAATGATTAAAGACTTAGAACGCCACGAAGATTTTATTGACGATAAAGAATTGTATCGTCAATATGAAAAAGATTTTTACAAAGTAGAATATGCTTTGTCTAATCAAAACAGTCTAGGATTACCAGATCCTGCTGATTTCAAGGTAGATTTCTCTGAAGTTGAATATCCAATGACTACTCAAGATAAGATTATGTTGAACGAATACAAATTAAAGCATAACTTAACTACACAGGCACATCTATTAGCAGAAGAAAATAAAGATCTAACAATAGAAGATGCTCAAAGAGTAATTGAGGAAAATGCACAAGTAAATCAACCAGTAGAAGTTCAAGATGAGAATAACAGTCCAGACTAATGTCGATTTTAAAAAGTTAAAAAGACGACAACTACCAAAACTTATTTTCGATAATGTTTTAAAAGGCGTAGGAAGAGCTGCGTTGCAACAAGTAAAAAAAACATTTAAATCAGATCAAGACATAAACGGACAAGATTATCCTGTTTATGAAATTGAATATGAAGATTTCAGAGAAAGAGTTGGAGCAGGGCAAAAACCAATGATGCAACTTACTGGTAACTTAAAAAACAGTATACCAATTAAAATATTTACAAATCCACAAGCAAACAGAGTGATAATCCGTCCAGACTTTAATAGAGCAAAAAATTCTAAAGGAGAGTTTTATGGTGCTTATCACTTGAACGGTAGAGCCAGAGGTGGTAAAATAAGAAAGTGGTTTTACACATCTGACGAAATATTAGATGCTAAAATATTGTTAGATGATAATCTATTAGGTAAAAATTTTAAAATAGGTATGAAGTTGTTAGAAAAGAAAATACAAGAAAAAATTAAAGGCAAAATGCGTGTAATTGCAGGTAAGAGGTTTGATTTATAATGGACGATCTATTAAAAAAAATATTTAAGCAAATAGTAGAATTAAAAGAAATATCACAAGCTAATAATGATCTGTTAGGATTTTTATGCAGCAAAATAGCACCTACCAAAAAAATACACGAAAAAGATATTACTGTATCTGAAATGATGTTGATTTCTATGGAAATGTCAGAAATATTTGAGAAGTATGGAGTTACTCCAGACGAATATGGCATATCTTAATTTCTAATTGTTATTAAATAAAACTATATTTAATTTATCACATAATATAATCCACTTAAGGAGTAAAAATGTCTGAAGAAACACAGAATACAGCCGTTGAGGAAGCTGTTAAAGATCCTCAAGTCAGTCAAGACGAAAAAAAGACACAAGAAGCTGTTCCATATTATCGTTTTCAGGAGCTAGTTAAAGAACGAAATGAATTAAAAACCAAAGTAGATCAGATAGCAACTGCACAGGAAGAACAGCGTAAAAAAACTTTAGAGGAGCAAGGAGAATATAAAGCTCTCTTAGTTGAAGAACAAAATAAGAATAAAGATTTACAAACCAAGTTTGATGAGGTTAATGAATCTTTTTCTAATTATGTTAATCAAGAAAGAGAATCTCTTCTAGGTAAAATTCCTGAAACGAAAAGAGAAAAATTTGAGAAGGTAGATGATTTATCTCTTTTGCGTGACATAGCATCAGAATTTGAAAAAAAGTCTGGTGTAAATGTAGGACAAGTTGAAAATAAAGTATCTGTACAACAGTTTAAGGGTAATCCTTTTTCTGATATGGGAGATGCTAAACAGCGTAGAGGATCGCATAAAGACTTGATAAGTCATTACCTTAAGAAAAAATAAACATTTTAAATCTTAAGGAGAGTAAATAAAATGGCTGACGGAAATGTAACAATAACTACAGCTGCCAATTTTATACCAGAGATGTGGAGAGATGCAATTCTTGATT